GCTTTCTCCTATTATCGTCTTTGAAAGTACTTCGCTAGATATTTATCAGCGTTTGTAATTTCTATTAATACCTACACTCTAAAGTCAGTTCGCCAATTCCAAGAGGATTTAATACTCCTTCATCTGTTGACATAGACTGTAAAGTTAAGGAAGTCGTTGTTAAGTTTGGATCTACAGTATCATCGTAGATCAAAACATCATTGTCGTCTATTACTCTTTCAATGTCTTCCATCATAAGAGCCAAGACTTCTTGGGGGTCATCTTGGTCTTCGACATAAACTCTTATATCTAAACTAAGAAACCTCCACTTAAATTCGTTCGGTTGGTACTCTCGTGTTTCATCACCTGCGACAATACAAACTTTTGGATACTCTTGTATTTGATCCAAAAAAACCATACCACTATGAACGTTATTAAATAAGTTTGAATTGAACGGGTGGTTACCGTCAATTTCTTTTAATTGTTCTACTAAGGCTTCAACTATTTTCTTTCTTGCTGTTCTATATGTTGATGCCATTATGTTCTCCTAAGACTGACTAATTTTTGTTCTGTATATTGTAGTGCCAAGTTTCTTATGCTTTTTGATATAAGAGGTTTTGGATTATAACCTGAGGGCCATCTATATCGCCCTGTATTTTCAAATGTTTCATATGGAGAAAGTTGATAAGTATATTCTCCACTTAGTCCTGCTTTTGTTTGTCTAAGGTTTTGAACTTCTGTGCTATTTGAAAATCTACTAGTCTGATTTATTAATGCTGGTCTTCCCATATTTCTTCTAACTTCTGCCGGGAGTCTTTTATTTATTAATTTTTCTATTCTCAATAAATTCTCTACATTATCTCTTTTACTTTTTTGAGGTCTGCCTTGGGCTAATTTTCCTGCTGATAGTAAAGTAGCTGTTTGAGAAAGATTGCCGATTCCTTTTGACTGTTTTACTGGTTTCGGCGCTCTAGTTTCTGCTTTAAATTGTTTTGCAGAAAGTTTTTTATTTATTTTAAATCTTCTATCTGGTTTTCCACTTTTTGTCAATGGTCTAACTATATCATGTATAGTATCTTCTGCTATTTGATTTCTAATAGGTTTACTAGCTTCCATTGTAAGTCCATATAAAACTGAATTAGGATTCATAATTTCAGTTTTAATATATTGAGCAGTTGCTCTTTCAAACCGTTCAAGCATAGCTGTAGTATCTGCTAACTGTTTACTACCTTTTACATTGTACTCTAATTTTGTATTAACTTTAGTATCGAATCTATATTTTCCAACTTTATTTTTCTTGCTACTTCTTCCCCAAGAAATTTGCATATTTTGTTCTGCAAATTCAAAAACATTTAAAACTTCTAAATCTAAAGGATAGCTAACTGTTGGTCGGCTTTCTCTTAATTGTTTTATAGCTAACTGTGCTACTGTTGTTCCTGGTTGGTGACTAATATTTGTATTTTGACTCATTTGAGTAGAAATTCTTTTTTGGCCACCTTTATATGCCATCTTATCTTTTGCACTTAAAGCTTGACCTTTAAATAGATTTGTTGTATTTTTTTCTACAATGTCAACCCATTTTTTATAAACTATATTTCTAAACTCTAAAGCTAAGTTTTGTACTGAAGTATCGTTTACTTTGATATTTGTGTCATCTTTTAAAAACCGTATTAAAATAGAATTTTTTCTTCTAGCATCAGAAACTAAATATATTCCTCTTTTATCTATAGTGTTATTCCAAGGTTTTAAAACATACCGGCATTTACCTGTTGCTTTAATTTCTTTTACAGCCTCTGCAACAGCTTCTCCCCAGAAGGTAGCAGAGTTTGCTTCTTTTGGCATTTGATTTGCTACAATAATAGGTTGAGTACCTTTTCTAATTGCTGATACATATGCATCGCCACCTAAAGATAGATCTAGAACTACTTTATCTCCTAGTCCAGATACTTTTTTTATCTGAGACATCTGACTTTTCATTATGTTTTTATAATGATCGACAACTTTTTTTATTGCCATTAGCTATATATTTTATACATATCAAGTATACGCTTGATATGATCCGGAAATCCTATATTACCTGCCAAACTAGAACTTAGTGGATTTTCTACTGTTGCTCCAGATATAGACATTCTTTCTCTTCTTTCGTCTTTTAAGTAATATTTGACTAAATCAAACATTGCTAATTTTAAATCTTCAGGAGTGCTAGTATAGCCTGCGGTATACACTACTTTTACACTCTTCGGGCCTTTTGGCCAATGTTTAGTACCTGTAGCACTCGTACGAGTGATACTGTCAGAGTCCATATTTACAATATATTCATATTTACCACTACTGTCAGAATTTTCTGTGATTAGTGTAACATATGCATCAGATTGTGATTCTCTTTCTTGTACTGAAGTTACTGATATTACTGGAGACTCCTCCAAAATAATAGTGTCGACTAAATCATCTTTAATAGTAAAGAATTCAGTCTTGGCGCTACTTGCATAATCAATTATAGTAGAGCCACAATAATTTTTGACTAACTGACTAACATTATCAATAATACTATTGATTCGAGCATCGTTCTTAACGCTTTCTAATCCGTTAAAATCTTTGTATTGTTGTAATGTTATTAAATCTGCCATAATTATTTAAAAAAATATTGGAGGGAGTCTGTACCCCCTCCAAATATTCGCTAGGTATTAACTACCTTTGTACTGTAAAGCGTGAACTGAAGTTGAACCATCAATCATGTCAGTAAAGCCGATTCTTTGAGAAGCAACAAGTACTCGTCTCTGATTAGCTACTTCGTAGTCAGATTCGATTGTTACACCTCTTAGTCTAGGCATGACATAGTTTTTAGTGTAAACAGCAACAGCATAGAACTTACTTACTGCTGGAGTAGCAAACTCGTCACAGACTATGATTTTAGAACCAAAGACTGAACCGATTTCACCACTTAGCTTAGTTGCCACGTCGCCAACTAGGTTGACATCTTGGAACTCAGCGTCTTGTAGTAAGCTGTAGTATTCTTGCGTGTTAACAATAAAAGTAACATCTGCTGGATTCATTCCATATTTACCCATTTTCTTTCTAGCTGCTAGAAGGTCTAGAGCTGTTAAAGATTCTGATGCAAATGCAGTAGCTGATTGAGTAACGTGTGTTCCACTTGAATCATCAGCAGCAGCTAGTGCTACTAAGCCATCAAAAGTTGCTTGTGATGTACCATATACACCATCAGCGTGATCACCCACTAAAAGTGCGTTCTCAATACCTCTTGCATGTGATCTAACAATAGAATCCCTAATTAAAGGAAGAATTGGTAGAATTGCATCTTCTTCTGTTTCATTACCTAAGTAAGATTGAGAAATGAGTTTTTTGGTTGAAAGTGTTCTTTCAGTTAGATCAATTCCACTATATGGTGAACCATAAGTGTCTCCTCTTTCCTCTAAGTTACCATGTGGTGAACTTCCAGTTGCTGTTTGGTTAGAAGTAAATTCTGCGTAACCAGCATCTGGCATGATAGGAATTATTTGAGTAGCTGATTGCATTGGGATTTCTCTAAATAGAGGTGCCAATACTAGCTCTAATTGAATATCTCTTTCGATGTTTGTTGAAACTGTTTGCTCAAAATCAGCTGAAGAAACGCCAACACCTGAATGGGCATTAACTTTTTCCATAACATTTTTAGCAAGATTAGTGTCCCAACCTTTACCTGTAGCAAGACCCATTACATAAGCGTCATCAATGTCGCTCTGGAATGCTTTTTGCCAGTCCCCATTTTGTCTATCACCAAAGACTCTTTTAGATTCACGAATTGCATCGATTTCTTCTTTTTTGTCTTTAAGGGCAGACTGAAGTTCATTGACTACTTTTTCAAGGTCTTCATGCTTTTCTGAAACACGTTTTTCAACGTCATTCATGAGCTGTTCAGCTCCTGACATTCCAACTTCGACTATAGTTTTAACTTTTTCTTGCTCAGCTTCTTTTTCTGCTAACTCAATCTCTTCTTGAGCAGCTTTCTCTTCAGCATCTGCAATTTCCTTAGCCTTAGCTTCAGCTTGTTGCATTGCAATTTTAGCAGCAGTTGATTTTGCTACTTCTTCTGCAAAAGCTTTCAAGTCGATATCGCTGTTAGCTTCGGGAGTTTTAGTGTCATTTGACATATTAGTCTCCTGTTTTGAGGTTTTATCCTCGGCTTGTGGCGCAGAAAAGCTCTGAGCCTCGTTATTATTAAAGTGCTGTTTCCAGTCGTTGTATTCTTCCATGCTGTCAAATGACTTTGCAACCGAGAACATTGCTCCCTGGTTACAAGGTACACTAACAACTGATACTTCGAATAGTTCGGCATCTTTTATCGTATATCCGTCGGTTTCTGAGTTATAATCTGCGTCCTTGACTCTGAAACCAACAGAAAAGGCTCCAAGAACACCATCTTTAATAAGATCTTTAATTTCGCCTGCGGATTTGGAAACTTTCGCTCCAAATTCGAGACCGTTGTCTGTAACTTCCAACGAAGTTGCACGACCTATAGGTTTGTTATAATCATGATTAAATAGAACGATTGGATTAGCTTTATAATTTTCTAATCCATTCTTTTTAATCCATGCATCATGATTAATAACATCTCCTGCTCGGTCGACTGCATTGGTAGACGCTAATCCTTTAATATCAACGCTTCCGTCTTCGTCCTCGCCAAGAGTTTTGAAAGTATTTGTCCAATGAAAAATTTTCTCCATATGTACCTACCTTATTTCTCAGCTTTTTTGGGAGCTGCCTTTGCTTTTTTAGGAGCTACTTTTGGTGCTTCAGCTTTGGGAGCTGGAGCAGGAGCTTCTTTATTAGCTTTGGCCCATTGGTCTGGAAAGTTAATTTTAA